CACCTTTAGAGTTATACCTATTATACCTAACATAATAGCAACCCCTACAGCTCCTTTAATTGCAGGTCCTATAAATAAAGATATTAAAGCCAGTGATCCAGCAAAAACTAAAAGGGCTAAACCTACTTTTTTAAGCTGTGCTAATGCCTTTAACTTCTTTTTATCTAGTATTTTGGCCACTAACATCACTGCACCAATTGTCGCAAAAAGAGCTATCGCTATTAAGGGCGATGCCATTGCTGTTATTATTAAAAGTGGAATTGAAAGTGCCATATACCCCGCGAATGCGAATATAGACTTACCGACTGCCCCTAGTTTTGATAAAGCGCCAGCAATGCTTTCCATTTGCTTAGCCTTTTTCTCACCGTCAGGTCCTAATTTGTTAAGTGCTTCAACTATGTAACCTAAACCTGTACCTATTGGTTTTAGTGTAGGTGCCATGATAGCCATGGCCATAGCTTCTTTAATACTTGTCTTATTACCTCCGCCTCCAGATTTACCGGAAGCCATATCCTCTAATACTGTTACTAGAGCGTCGATTCTAGAATACAAATCTCCACCTACTGAAACTGCCGCAGCAGTTACTTTAGCTGATTCATTGAGTTCTTCAATCGCCTTGCTCTGCGCCCCCATTCTATCGAAGGCGTTTTTCATGAAATTTAAATTCAAGTTTTAGAGAAATATTTTTTAAGTATGTGGTGTGCTGATCGTTAGACCAGCACACCGTCTCTCATACTATATATCTTTACAATTTCGGCATCTTAAACGAAGGTGCTTTCATTGATGGAACTTTGGGCATCTTAGGAGAGGACTGCGATCTCATAGCGGCCGATTGTTTCTCCTGTTGTTCTTGTTGTTCCGATGTTTGTTTATTCTTAGCCTTAATGTACTCTTGAAGATTTTGAACATAATACCAATATTCATAGTAGTACATTTCTTCAATCTCCGAGGGCTGCATTCTAAGATGTATACCCAGGTAGAACTTAGTCTTAAAGTAGTTCTGCAGAGAGATCTGAAATAATGAAAAGACTTTTGATGCCACCTGGGAAGTCAAGAGGGGCCGTTGCGATCTCCCCATCGATTTCTGTTTCAAGTGTTGTTTGTACACCAATTCTCATTTTTTCTGCTAATCTATAAACGATCATGTATTTTCTATCATCCCAACCTTTATAATCAACTTCTAATTGAAATATCTTAGGAAGTGATAAAGATCTCCAATCACCAACAATATATGGTAAAACTTGAATAAATGCTTTATCCATTTCGATCTCTTTTTCTTGACGATCTTTTAAGTAAGCAGTTACTTCTTCCATTACACCAATTGTAGGTGGTTTCATTCTGATTTCACCAGCTGATCTAGTTTGGATTGTGTAGATTCTTTCTCCAGAATTGTAATATTTTTCAATTTCTGGTTCAATCACAGTAGGTACTAAGTTTTTAGTTGCTAATTCAATTTCAACTGTCTTTTTACCTTTTTTAGTTTTACCCTTTAGGATTAACTTATTTTCAGGTTCTGGGAAAGTTAAGTCTCTAATACTCAAAAGAAGTACAATTCTGTCTTCTTCTAAAATATCTTTGTAAGATAATCTTCTATCACCTGACATGATTTTAGCACAAGATTCTACAATAGCGTTTAGCTTTTCTTCCATGTCGATATAATTGTTATCGTCCATTGTAGAGAAATGTCTAATCTCTGCTGCCTTTGCAGATCTAATCTTAATAATAGTATCTGCTGGATAGAATTTACCCTTTGAAGGCAAATTATCTAAATTCTCAACATGCCATCCTAATAGATCATCAGAAGGTGCAGCTTTTGGTGGGTTAAATGAACCCATATTAACTTTACCTAATCCTTGACTATCGATTACGGCTTCCATGTTAGAAACTTCTTCTGTGTTTTCTGGAACAGAAGATTGATTAATAGCGTCCTTTGACTCTAGAGCCCTTTTAGCCGCTTCTTCTTTTTTGTTTAATTCGTCACTCATATTATTTGTCTTTTAGGTTTTTAAGTGTTTGTTTTAAAATTGATTTTTGATCGGGTGTTTTTAAAGATAACTCTTTTTGAATAAGATCTCGTATCCATGCACTTACTGATACTGGGCGAGTTTCTGTTTCTAATGCTTCATTTAAAATAACCCGATTAACCTCTCGTACTTCGGCTTCTGTTAGAAGCACTTGGAGTTTTTTGGTTAATTTATTGTTATTCATAATATTTTGATATGTTAATAATATAATATATTTTCTGTGCAAAATAAAAGGAGAAGATACAGAAGCATCCTCTCCTTTAAATTTATCTTAGTTTAGTTCTTCAGCCCAAACATCAGCTCTCCAAGTGATCTCTAACGTTTGTGGATCAGCAGTTTCATAGTTTAATTCACCTGTGAAACCAACTCCAGAAGTAATGAAACAATCATCAAGTGTTACCTTTCTGTAAATATCTCCTTCTCTGTTGAATTGTACGATTACAATTGTACCTACGTAATTCTTTTTAAGACCCATTTCACCAGTTTCTGGATTATATTGAGATCTGTACCATTGTCTTATAGTCTTGTATAAGTAAGCTTGGTTAGAATCGTTTAGGTTTAATGTAAAGTTAACTGTTACGTCAATCGCAGTTCCGTCAGGCATACCAGCAAATGATCTGGTAGCAAACTTGTACTTTTGTTCAACCGCAGCTACTTCCCTGTGTAGAGTGTCAAGTCCTGAGATAGAGTTAATGTGCTGTAATAACATTCCTTGTCCTGTTACACCGTCTGGTGGTAAGATTGTTACTTCGAACAGGTTAGCCTGTACAGCTTCAAAATTTCTACCTTTCTTTTGAGTTTGATCCTCTGAATAATGTGGTAAAGCCATAATTTTTATCTTTGTTTATTTTATATATCTAGTTTTCTTATGCAAAGTTACCTGTTGCGATTTCTCCTGTATTCAAGATTGTTACTCTCGATACTAAGATTTCAAGACCTTTAACTGGCTCAACGTAAGTATCTAAAATACCCATGTTGTTGTCAATAACTTCGTTAGTGTTGTTAGTTCCGTCCATGATGTTTCTGTAATCGTAAACACCTTGATCTTTCTTAACTGACTCCATAAAGTTGTCTGCTAAAGTTTTAATCTCTAATCTAGTTTGAGCAGTATTAAACTCGAACAAGTAGTTCTTCAATATCTCAGCTAAACCATCTTCGATGTAGATCATTGCTTCTCTAACGTGCGCAGAAGATAATGCTGATTGAATTCCTTGTTGTGCAGTTTTGTTACCTTTGATTGTAAGACCAACGCCTCTTTCGAATACGATTGGGTTGTAACCAAATGGCTCAAGTACATCTCTGTCATTCTTATCGAATGCAAATTCAACACTTTGTACACCTGTACCACCAACAACACCTCTTCTTGGTCCTGCGATGATTGACCATGGTAAAGCACTTGTATACTTATCAATGTAGTTGTTAGATACGTAACCTGCTGGTGGAATTACCAACGTTTTACCGTTCTCAAGTACATTTAAACCAGGACCATAGTAGAATCCGTAGTTAGCACCTTCGTTGATTGAAGGTAGTGTATACAATAATGATGGATTTAAATCTAAATTACCACCAGTTGCTATCGTGTTAACATCAAATGCTCCAGATAAAGTATTTAAGAATGAAGGATTTGTTGATTTCTTCAATTCTTTTACCATTGGTGCATTTAGGATAGCTGATGCGTTTTGTCTTTCTTTACAAAGAAGTGTTAATTCTTCTTTATTTAAGATAGTACCATCTTCTAATGATCCAAAAGTATCAACAACATATCTAAATGTAATGTTATCTTTGTCTACTAATGCATTACCTAAACCAGTACCTGGCTTAATTGCTGCCATTAATTCTGCAATTTTCTTAGGCGTATGTGTTGCGCCATTTAATGGGAACATTGTATAAAGTTCAGTAGATTCTTCGTATCTCTTAAGAGCATGTCCAGGTCTTTCGTTCTCAACATCTCTATGAACTTGGAATTCATATTTAGTAGTTGTACCATCTACAACTTTTACTTTTCTTTGAATTTTAGCTAAGTTTCCGCTTTTAGTAGGAATGTACATTCCAACCTTAACGTCTGCCCAGTTAAATGGATCTAGTTCTGTACCAGTATAAGAGTAAATAATTTTACCTGCACCCATATCATCAAAGCTCCATCCTGAACCAACGTTTGGTAATAATACCGCTCTGTCGTTAGGATCAACCACAGATACTAATGCCGTTTCGGTTGCTTTTCTAACTGAAGCTTGTAATGTAGTAATACCTGTTAAGCCGTTGAAAGATGCAGAGAATGCTTCTCCACCTGCAGGTGCGATTCTAATTTGATCTCCGTCTTGACCATAATTAACATCAACTGCTGAAATAGCAACAAATTCACCATTAGATGCACTTGGTAAGAAGTTTCCTTCTAATACTTGACCTTGTGTCCATGCGTTACTTGATATGATAAGAGAACCATCAACATCAACTGTAATATCTACGCCTGTTACCCATGTAGCCGGTGCAACATTTGCAGCGTCACTGTCATATGCTTCATATTCAACTTTGTCAAAAGTACCTTCTTCAGTTTTAATAGTAGAACCTATAATGTTGCCAGATCCGTCTACTCTGTTTTCAACAGATGAGATTTGTAACCATTCTCCTGAAACTGATGAGTTTAAGAATTTACCAGGTACAACTGGAGTTGATAATAGTGCTAAATCTGCAGCAGATAAATCAGCTACTTCTAATTCATTACCATCAACAATCATTACTTTACCAAATTCAACGTCATCTGATGTTACAGTTTGGTCAACTCTGTGTGAAAGTACTTGATAATCTTGGTAGATATTAAAGTTTTTACCTACTAGATCGATTCTTTCTAATGCTTCTTCATTAATTGCACAGAATAAACCAGTTCTTCTAGCTTCAAGATTAATTAAAGTCTCAATGTATAATTGACGACCTTCATTATCCATAAAGTCAGGAATAAGTGATCCAGTGTATTGTGCTAATAAAGTAACTTCTCTTAGTGCAGCAAATTTTGAAAGCTCAGATCTTTTAAGACCGCTTTGTTCAAACATTTCACCATATGTTGGGTCATTGTTTAATGTAGCTGCATCAAACTTACCTTTGAAGATCATTACATCTACCATGTAGTCAGATACGTATTCTAATTCTTCGATTCCTTCTGGAATGTTAGCTTCTCCGTACCATTCTCTTGCTGTTAAGTTAAAACCTTCAGTGTTAGCAGCTTGTCTGATAATGATAGTAATAGGATCTTGCTTGATATTTACAAATGAAATTGCGTTATCAGAAGTCTCTTCTTCATTATTTGCAGCAGCTAATAATTTATAGTCAGCTGGATTCCAGAATTTATCTGTATCGAAAACTGCACTATATTGTGCTTCTAAGTTTATTGCCGTTCCACCTTCTTGACCAGAATTAGTTGAAGGAGATACAATTGCTACTTTGTCAGCTGCGTCTGCTTCAGTTAAGTTTAATGCCAAGATTGGGCCTCTTGATAGAGTTTCGATTGCAGATCTGTGGAAAAACATTCCTTTCTTTTCTAAAGACTTATCTACACCGCCAAAAACTTGTGTGAACTGTTCAACATCTTCGATGAATACTGGAGTATTGTAAGGACCTTTTTTAGATCTACCTACAACTAATCTAATAGTTTCAGCTGGAATGTTAACAGTCTGTGATTTGTCAAACTCTAGACGATATACGCCTGAGCTTTTGAACTGTTGTAATTGAGGACTTAATGCCATAATTTTTCTAGTTTATTTTTTTGTTCTTTTATTATATATCCGTTTCCGTTTAGTAAATTTATTTAAGCAGATCATAAATGTCAAACTGTAAATCCCCTTGCTCAGAGTTATCTTTAAATAAGATCCTTTCCATTGCATCGTGGACATCAGGGTCAATGACATCTAAGAGTTCCTCAATATAATCTGCATAGTCTGTAGTATTAAAAAATTCTGTTCCAGTAATCGCTGTCATAATGGTATCGTCATTTCCCATTTGAGCTCCGTAACTTCCATTTCTTAATGTACCAAACAAACTAGCTTCTACTATCGTTGATTCATCTGTCAAATCTAATCTATTTATCTTGTATAATTTTGCAAAATTCTGACAAAATATTGCTTTATTATCTGTTTTTAATTTTATTCCTGGTTTTAGTGTTTTACTATCATGCCTGTGTTTAAATCTAACAATCATCTCTTCATCAAAATCGTTTCTTTGCGGAAACACAGTT